TAATATTGTCAGGAGTTTCTTCTTCATCATCATCACCAAACCCAAACAAATTTTTAATTGCGTTTATTCCAGAATCGACAAGGTCGCTAAAGAAGTTTGTGATTCCCGATATTGCTTCTTGAATCTTAACAGTCAGACTTTGCCATATTTCAGAGAAAGAAAAGCTGTCCAATGCTTCAGAGATTCCATCAAATCCCAACTTCTCAAATATCCAACTGAACAGACCCTTAATAAGATCAAGCGTTTTCATAACAAGACCGTCAATGATGCCCATGAATGCGCCACTGATACCAGCTATAACACTGGACAGTATATTATCTTGTGATGCGAATCCATCCATAAAACCTTTAATGCCATCAAACGCTGCCATGAGGACTGTTATAGGATAGAAAGCTCTACCAACAACTCGACCTATTGTTCCAGCAATCTTAGCAATAGGCATGAATGCGTTTTTCAATGCACCAAAGAATTTGCCGACAGTACCGACTCCATTAGTGACCCCAGTAACCACACCCTTAATTTTGCTTCCAAAATCAGCGATAGGTTTGAAGACCCTTTGAGCTGTATCCTTGACTCTGGTAAAGAAGCTGCCGATTTTTTCTATAGAACCAGCCTTAAAACTCTGTAAGGATTTTATGGCATTTCCAACAGCAGTGCCGACCTTACCAAAGAAGCCGAGCTTACCGAATTGTCCAGTCGCAGTTCTAAATTGTTTCAACCCCGACATCCCAGCTTTAAATGCTCTGGTAATGTTCATATTATTTAATGACTTTGAAATGCCACTAAAGAAGTTTGTTATTGATGTGGAGAATTTAGAGATGGCTTTCGCACCACTTTCCATCTGTTTGGGCGCAAACTTTTTACCAATACCTTTAAAGAAGTTCAACATTCCCTGAAGCGGTTTAATTATAGTCATCTTAGCGAATGACTTCGCGAGCTTGGCGATATTAACCAATGAATCTTTCAGACCCATGATGGCACCGATGCTCAGCATTATAGGTGCGGCAAGTAGACCAAGTCCAATACCAATACCTTTGCCAGACTTCTCAGTCATTTTATCGAGCATGCCCTTGAAGCCATTAACTAATGCTTCTTCCATGTCTTCTGTATTTTGAAGTATACCTTTGAATAAACCAGCATTCTCAGCGTCTGCTCTAGCCTTCTCGCGGCTGTCCTCGATCTTTTGTAGCTTACTCCCAACACTACTATCACGAAGTTCACTGATAATCTTCGCGTTAGTCTCACCCAGAGTTTCTTCTAATGTTGCGGTTGAGTCTTTTTCATTATTGAGAAGCATTTCACCCATATCTGTAAAGCTGGTTTTAATGCCTTCAAGATTCACACCATACTTTGATGCATTTTCTCTAAACTCATCCGCGACCTTTTTCTGTGACTCGTTAAGTTCCTTTCTTTTCTGTAGAACATCTAACTCTTCACGTGTCACACCCAACTTACTCGCGATCTGATCAGCTTGCTGTTCTTGGAGACTCTTTTGCTTGACATTTGTGAGGCTGAACATATCCTTCAACGACTTGAGAGGACTCTTTTTCTTTTGCTCGCTTTTAGCGTACTTGTCTAATGATATGCTCGCATTGGTCAACATACCCGCACCAATGTTCATAAACGCTAACTGTTTCGATAGCGCACGTGACTGTTTGGCAGCAGCTTTGTTAGCGTCTGTGGTGGATCTTAATGTATCACCAGCGATCTGAGGTAGATTATTCTCAGCCATTTTTTATCCTTATTTCTTTTTAGAACTAATTGCTTGCGAACCAAAGAATGCAGCAACAATACCAGCAACAGCAACAAAATATGTTGGAGCCATATCACCTAATGTCGCTTGCGCTTGATCGAGTCCTGCTACAGAAGCGATTACAACAGCGAATGGATATAATAATAATCCACCTAAAGCGAACCATGTCATATTACGCTGTGCATCACGCATAGCATCTGCATCTTCGAGTTCTTTTCGTTTAAACTCAAGATACATTGCTTCTTCTTCCGCACTTACCTTCCCATCACCGTTTGTGTCGGCTGGATGAAATACCTGCTCTTTTTCTTCTGACATTGTAACTCCTATTATTGATTTCTTTGTTGTTCTTCTTGTTCATCGAGAAAGTTCTTCAATAATGTTACATATATCTCTCTTTCAAATGGTATCATACCATCAAGCTCAGTTAAACTGTAGTTGTGATGCTGCATCATAGCAAAGTTCAACTGGTACATATTAGCTAACGAGTCATGTACCATGCTTACATAAAAAAACTTTGCATTCCCTCCAGAACAATAGTATCTTTCTCACCACATTCTGGGCATGTCCATTCAATCGTATGCGACAGCTTTGGAGATGATTCGAAGAAGTTCGTTATCTTCTGAAACTGTGCGGTACTTAACTGCTCAAGCCAATCAGACATCTCTTTTTTAGTGAAGTCTTCATATACATTCTCAGTGTCATAGATATAGTCAACGCACTGAACAACCAGATCATATATCTGCTCTGTTGATTTTGAGTCAATTTTATCTACATCATTAATTCCAGCATAACGCAACTTTATACCAAGTTCGTCATTGAGCTGTATCTTCCCATCACTGATGTCACCAACAACATTAATTTCGTCTAAATTGATCTCAACTTCTGTCCGATGCTTACATTTAGAATCAGGATCAGAGTGAGCCAGTTTCAACTCAATTACTTCACCGACAGACTTTCCTCTCAACTTTAAGAAAAGAAACTCCACATCAAATGTAGCCAACTCATCTATCTTAACATCACTAAGAATACATGATGTAAGTATATTAGTGATTGCTTTTGATATCTCTTTCTCATCACCACCTTCAAGCGCCATAAGAAGAATCTTTTCTTCCCTCACTAAAAATGGTCTATATGTTATTTCTTTGCCAGTGGATGGTACTTTTGTAACAAACTCTGGCGATGTTAACTGGGGTAAACTCATTATATTCTCCTAATATAGAATAATTTAAAATAAACTTCTTATCACTGCAACTTTGTTTTTCGCTTTGCCTATTTGGGCATTGATGCTTGCAAGTTTTGCTTTACCTTTCTCGAAACTGCCAGCAATGCTGCCAAGTCCAGGAATGCTGATGCTTCCAGAAATGCCATCACGGTCAATTCTAATACTGCCGCCCATTCCTCTCTCTGGTTGATCAGACTTATTGAATACACACTGATAGTTTCTGTATGCGAAAGTAACATTCATTCGCATAATTGATTCTTCGCCCCAAGACATTGCGATTGGATTTATGATTATTGGGTATGCTTCATTCAATGTATGTATCGACCGCAAATTACCAGCAGCACCATATTGTCTTATCACTATAGTTCGTGAGTAGTTATCAAAGTATCGAACATTGTAACTGTTCATAGCAGATCTCTCACGAGCAACACCGCTTGGATTAAAAGCACCAGTGTTAACCATCTGATCTTGCCATATCTCAAAGTATTCCTTTTCTCTCAAGTCTTCACTCAAAACAAAAGAGACAGCAATATCTGCATATGCTTGCCCATATGCAATTTTATTAATTGGTCCATAGTTATTGAAAGAATGCTCAAGCGTTGTTATGCTCCGACCTGGAAGTTCGGTGGCGTCTGCTCTATACTGCATGTCTCTTTCTAGTTCACCATCACCATTACCGTGGATGTAAATGTCAAAATGAGATGACTTGGCGACACCAGTCTTACTGAAATTTGCGGTAATGTCGTTTGCGCTAAATGGCATTATTTTAACATCCTTCGGCTATCTGCGAATACTTTCGATTTTCTGGCTTTCTGGAATCTTTCTGTTGGTAAAAATAATGCTGTATCCCATTCAGTCGAGTTTATCTCAATAAAATCTGACTTGACCTGACTTGAAAGATAATGTTTGAAAGTCGGTTTAAAAAACTTAAATTTAGAAGCACTATTTAGTACATCATAAGAGATCTTCAACTTAGTTGACTCATCATATTTGGTGTTATTTGTAACATCATACAGCGCATCCATTAACCTTGCTCGAAGCTGTGGTGGAAGGTAATGTAAATTGATACCATAGAATCCACCTGCTGCTGGTCCAACCATAAAGATCAATGGAAATGCATCGTAGTATGGCAGAGTCTTAGATCCTTTTGGATCGTATTTAAAATGATACATGCGTCCAATAAGAACACGTTTCTTAGTGTCCATATCAGAAAGCATGTTTGATGGATATGCTGCTGCACTCCTCACATTCCTAGCTTTGTCTCTATACCAGTCGCGTGCTGCTTGTGTACGAGCTGGGATCTGTCCCTGCCGCACACCTTTAAGTAACATGTCATCAAATACTGAAGCGATAATCTTATCCTCTTGTTGATACTATTTAGGAGTCTTCTTCTTAAACAATTCTTTTTCAGTTAAAATCTGAAACTTCCAATTTCTGTCCTTACAATACTCCATGGCAGCTTCCCACTTAGCCTGATTCACTCCCCATGTTTTAACTTCATTTAAATACTTCTTTGTTAATCTTTTCTGTGCTTTGGGGGCGTGTGTCTGTCCATATGGCTTCACTTCAATCATGATGACTTCTTTGTTGGTTGTCTTAATTACAAAGTCAACAAAGTATCTGTGTTTCTTTCCATCAATGGGTGATCTGTATGGGATAGGAAATGGTTCTGAGACCCACCAAATTATATCTG